TTGGCCGCCGCCTTCATCTCAGACCGGAAAGGAGGTGCGGAATGAAAAAGATCATCCTTCCGGAGGGTTTCGGAAAAACCACCTACGAAGAGCTGATCGACTTCGTGACGAATCCGGACAACGATTTCGTGACATTCGAGGATAAGATCATCGCCATGTTCCTCCGCGAATACCGCCCGGCTGACGGCTCGGAAAAGGAACGGTGCGACCTGACTTCCGTCGAGATACAGACACGGCTTGAAGACATAGCACCGATTACCATCAAAGACATCGCAATGATGATGGTGGTTTTCGGCTATCAGCTTGTAACCGGCGTATGCGGCGAACTGTGCTGGCGAATGCGCTGCGTCAAGCCCGCGCCGGAGGAATAAGCCGCAGAACAGCAACAGACACATTTTTTTACATTCTTAATCTGGTTCAGGCCGCGCCTCGCGGCGCGGCCTGTCTTTTTATGCGCATCCGTCATTGTCTACCTTTGCATCAAATTAATTCGGACATGCCTGTTGTAGCACTCACTCCAATCAACCGTCAGATGTTCCTCAGCGAACTGAAATGCCTGTCGTTCTCCACCGACGGCGATTCGGCGGATTTCGCCGTGTTCACGGATGGCCGGGAAGTCTTCTCCTCAACGTATTGGCCCGATGAGTCAGGCGTCTTCTCGGTATATGGCATCGACCGGATTGTTGCTTTCGAGCTGTCAGACGCAGCCAAGGATTTCCGCTTCATGGTCAACGGCACCACCGTCGGCCATCCGGTGGTCACTGTTATCCGCTGCGATGTCGATGTGGAGATTCCGGCCTCGCAGTTCGTCCTGTCCCGGTTCCTCACCCCAGTGGCTGCGGAACGGGACACGTCCATCGACCGCTATCAGCCGTTGTCGCTCTTCTGTCCGGAGACCGAGGTCTTGCGCGTCCGCCGCACGTTCCTGACATCCGGCTTCTCGACGGTCTCCGACGAGACCTGTCTTCAGGAAGTGTCCGGACTCCTGACGTTCAACGCTTCGGCTTCGCAGTTCATCGATGAATCCAAAGGCCGCCTGATTGGCTACAGCCTGATATGCGGCCTCCGGAAGGCGGACTTCCGGGTTCTCTCCTCGATGCCTCAGGCCGACCCCGCAGTGATTTTCCGGAACTGCTTCGGATGCTGGGAAACATTTTACCTGTCAGGAACCAAGGAGTCAGTGCCGAAATACACACGTTCTACGGTCGTGTCCGCCGGAAAGTTCACACTGTACGATGTGCAGGAAGAGTCGCTTTTCAAGGTCTTCTCCGGTGCGATGCGCCACGGGTCGGAGCCGTTGGCTTTTGACCTCGCACGCTCTTCCGCTGTCTTCCTCCTTGCTCCGGACGGCGGAGCCGGAGACGGAATCGTGATGACGGACTGTGACTTGAAATCAACGAACCTTGACAATGACATTCCGGACTTCTCCTTCACGTTCCGCCGGGACTCCGCCTATTCCTCGCTGCTTGAGGCAAAAGCCCCGTTCCGCATCTTCGACAAAACTTTCGACTTCACTTATGAATAGACCGAACAGGATGATCCACTGGCAGGATGCCATCGCGTTGCTCGAATCACGGCAGCCGGTGGATCTGAAAGTGTGGAAGCTTTCCACGGGCGACATCATCGTCTACCGTCAGGCAGTCTGCATAGGCTCCCATTTCCGTGGCGGCACACACCGCATAGTCTGCAGCGGCTCCGCGCTCGTCCGCGAATTCCGCGACATAACTCTTTTTGAAATAAATGGATACGAAATCATCAGATAACGAAGTTTATTCGCATGTATTCTCATTCTCTCCCAAGGGTGAAATATTCGATATGGCTTCTTCCGCATCGGAGGCAATGGCCGCGGTCGGGGATTCCTCTTCAGTTTTTGACGAGGACGGCCTGAACATCGAATCCCGACCGGTGCCAGGCTACCCGGATATGGAATATATGCCGTTCGGCTTTGACGACATGCTTCCTTTCCGGCTGCTCGACACTGTCGGAAAGGATGAAGTGATTTCCCAAAACCTTTTCTTCAACATCCTGACAGCGTACGGATCAGGCATCCGCTATATGGACACCGCAACCGGACGGCCTTCTGCCGATCCTGAAATCCGGAAGTTTCTTCTCTCGAATTCAGTCAACGAGTTCTTTCTGGAGCAATGCACCGACATGAAGCATTTCTTCTTCTCGGTGGCAGTGCTGATCCTCAACCGTGCCAGGAGCAAAATTGTGGAAATCCGGCACAAGGATGCCTGTTACTGCCGGTTTGAAAAGGCTGACCGTTCCGGGCGCATCAGGCACGTCTTCTTCGCAAACTGGAGGAAGCCGTCTTCTCTTGAACGCAAGGACGTAGAGATGTTGACTCTCCTTGACGATAAGAACCCTTTGGGCGATCTGGAGGCGTTGCTGGGCCTCGCTCCGGGGCGCGACGGCGAAACACGCCTACGGACGAATGAATTCAAGTTCGCGGTAGTGATGCGGTTCCCAACACCCGGCCAACGTTATTACCCTTCACCATATTACATTTCACTTTTCCGTGGCGACTGGTACGACATGAAACGGCTCATCGGCCGGGGCAAGAAGGCGAAGATACGCAATCATTCTTCCGTGAAGTTCCAAGTGGAAGTACACAGGGATTATTGGACCAACATCCTCGCTGAGGAAAACATCGTCGATCCGGAAGAGCAGAAGGCGCGCATCAAGAAGGAGAAGCAGGACATCCGCAACTTCGTCTCAGGTGTCCACAACTCCGGCAAGGTATGGATTTCAGGATATTACATCGACAGCTACGGCAAGGAACAGCGAATGGTGCGCATCAACCTGATAGACTCCGGCAAGGAGGGTGGAGATTGGGCGGAAGACATTAAGGAGACGTCCAACATGATATGTTACGGCATGAACATCCATCCAAATCTCGTCGGAGCCACGCCGGGCAAAAGCCAGTCGAACAATTCGGGTTCGGACAAGCGCGAACTGTTCACGCTGAAACAGTCGCTCGAGACGGCCTTCCGCGACATGCTGATGAAATTCCACGAGGTGGTCATCTTCTTCAACGGATGGCAGGACAAAGTCCGTCCGGAAGTGCCGATTGTGCTTCTCACTACCCTTGACAAAAAAACAGACGCGGTGCAGGTCTCCGGCGACGGGGACGTGTCCGATGCAAATTCCTGACTGTATGGTAATCTCTTACGAAATATTCCTCCTGTTCTGCCCTTCGGCGCAGCTTCCTGACGATTCCGTATTCCGCGCGGTGTTTCCTTTCATCAGCGGCAGACTTGAATATATGGAGCGGTTTTTGGGCCGGTCTCTTTACGACCGGTTCTCGGCCTTGGACTATGATTTCATCACTCCTCCGGCAGACGGTGTCGAGTCTGCCGCTCTCGCAGTGGCCCGTTACGCCTCCGTGTCGGCCTATCTCCGGGCTGTCCCCCAGCTCGATCTTGTGATTACGGCCAACGGCTTCGGAGTCGTGAGCAATTCCAATGTCGCACCTGCGAGCTCGGAGCGTGTGAAACGCCTTATCGACTCTCTACGCCGGGCGGAAAGCGAGTCGGTTGACTCCCTTCTCGACGCTCTCCGCCATTTCCCGGACTGGAACGCATCTCCGGCAGCCTGCTCTTCCTTCTCTTCTCTCTTCTGGAAGTCCGCCCACGCGGAGTTGTTCGGTGTCGCGAATCCGCTTCGGTCTGACCTTGTCAGGCTGCGCCCCAAGATCAGTTCCGTGGAGACAGCCCTGAAACGGCTGATTTCCCCTGCGCAGACGGAAGCGGTTCTCACCGCAGTCAGGACGGCGGCGGTCTCTCCTGCAATGGAGCGGCTTGTCTCTCTTTGCCGGGCGTTCATCGTTGATTTCGCCGACGAACGGCACACGCTTCCGGCTTCACGCGACGCGCTCCTCTCTTTTCTCGACGGGAACCTGTCGGAATTCCCGGCATACGCATCCTCTTCCGCTTACAAAGCCAACCATTTCAAGCCTTATGAAAACAAAGAAGATGACCCGTGTTTCTTTTTCGGCTGAGTCTCGATCGCTCGATGTCTCTCTGCCGAAGTCGTGGCCGGAACTGTCTCCGGCGGAATTGCAGGCGGTCTTTCAGGTCATTGCCAAGTATCCTCCCGAAGATGTGCCGCTCCGGGTCTTCCGCGCCCTGACAGGAATGCGGGTGCTTCGCTCTTGCGGCGACGACTTCATCTGCCGCTTCTCCCCGGCCAACACGAAGAAGCCGGTGGCTCTCCGAATCCGGCCTGAAGAGCTGGCGGAGCTGCTACGGCCTCTCGAATTCCTCTTCTCCCCCGGTGCGGTGCCTGTCCGGATTCCGGAAGTGGACGGATGCAAGGCGGTCGACGCGCTGCTGCATGGCGTGTCTTTCTCCGACTACATCCGGCTTGAGTCCCTTTTTCAGGGTTTTCTCTCCACCCGGTCGCCGGAAGCATTCGCGGAGCTTGTCGGAATCCTGTATCCCGGCGCAGTCCGGTTCGACCAAGCCGAGACCGTCTGCATCATGAACTGGATGGTTCAGCTGAAGGCTGCATTCTCCGAGGCTTTCCCTAACTTTTTCCGTCCCGTCTCCGGAGAAGTCGATGCTCCCTCGATGCTGGATGTGATCAACAATGAGATTCGCGCCCTTACCGGCGGCGATGTCGAGAAAGAACCCGCGATTCTCGCCTCAGACTGCTGGCGGGCCCTCACCGAGCTGGACTTCAAGGCGAAGGAGGCGGAAGAACACAAACGTTTTATGGCTCGCAATGGACGCTAAGACACTGTTTGACGCGGAGGATTACTTCTCCGGAATCTGCGCGAAGAACCGTCTCGCCGCTTCCCGCCGCTTCCATTTCTGCACCTGCTCCGGGATTGAGCTGATGCAGGGGCCGCTGTCCCGGTTCCGGACGGAACAGGCGTTTTTCTGCATTGACGACACCAATGACGGCGTGCTCTTCCAAGGCCGCTCCGGGGGATGGTTCAAGAAACGGACTTTCACGGTCTTCATCGTCCACCGTTTTCGCGCTGACGATATGGCTGACCGTTCCCTGAAGATGGCTCTTTGCCGATGCATCTTCAGGCAGGTCGCATCTAAGATGATAGTGGACGCGGACGACCTCAGGAACGACCTTGTCTATCTGCATGTGGACAACATCATGAGCCGGGAGTTCGGACGGGATTTCATAAACGACTGCACAGGACTCTATTTCATGATTGACGTGTCGGAGCCTGTTGACCTTCAATTTGACGAATCTGAATGGATGCCCTGAAAGACACTGAGAAATACGTCGATGCATTGAGCGGTTGAAGGTAGTCCGCTCCGGACGGCTGCACCAGTCGTTCCAAGAGCGGGTCTCTGAGGCCGGTCAGGGCATGTCCATCTCCATCAAATTCGCGCGCTACGGGATTTATCAGGCTCTCGGAACCGGAAACGGATACACACGCGGCAACGGCGGAGACCTTAAGATTCTGGATCCGGCGTACAGAAAGGAACACGGTCTCGACAAACGGAGAACCGCCGGGCCGATGCCGGGCTATTCCAGATACCGGACTTCCGGCAAGCCGAGAAAGCCCCGCGACTGGTTCTCAAAGAAGCTCTATTCGTCCATCCGCACGATGACCGAGGATTTGGCCAGAATCACAGGCGAAGAAGCGGCAATGGTGGTGTGCCGCGCCCTCGACGACGCGCGCAATGCGCTTTAGTCCGTCTTTTTGAATATCAGACGCCATATGTAATTTTACTCAAAAAAACAATGGCAACCGTTTCAGAACTGCTCAAGTCCGCCGCAGCGGTCAAAAACGCTTCGGCTGATGGAGAGAACACCGCACTGCGCGTAGGCTCTCTCTTCATCGGCATCATAGAACTTATGTCTGACGCCGGACTCGGCTCAGGCTTCCTCTCCGAGGCGGAGGCCGAGACGATGGCCAAGGAGGCCGTGGCGGAAGCCCTCTCAAAATTCGACGTGTAACCGAAATTTTCTTATAATATGACTGCATTGACTGCAAAACCTGTCAAATCAAACTCTCTCAAGGCGTCTCTCAGACAGTTCGCCTCCTGCATCTTCGGCTCGTTCAAGACCGTAAACGGACACTCGCTGTGCGGCGAAGGGGACATCACTGTCTCTCCACGCGGTGCGGCGGCAATAATAATCGAGGCTGTGGAACACGCCTCTGGAGAAATCCCGTATTTCTCCAAGGGTTGTTCATACACGCTCGTGTTCGACACCACGACAAAGTCAATATGCCTCAAAGTGTTCAACAAGTCAGACAGGACAGCGTCATACGCCGTGTCTTGGCCGGGTATGGAAGCCGTATGCGATTCGGACGGTATGCCGTGGGAAGATGTCGTGTACGTCGCAGAAGGTCATCTCTGGCTTTGGGACGGCAATGACCTGAAGCAGGTCCGGACCGAATCCGGGGAAGGTTCCGGCATACAGCTCTCCCGTCTCGGCGGCCTGATGTTCGACCCCGTGAGCGGGGCGTTGGGCGTAAATATAGACGGAATTTCCTTAAAGATCAACCGGACTACGGGAAGCATCTTCGTGAATGCGTCCGCCTTGGATGTCAAAAGTCTTGTTCCGGCCGCATCATCGGAGGAAGCGGGGCTGATGAGTCCCGATGACAAGTCAAAACTCGACGGGCTGAGCGTACACAACAATTGGTCTTCTGTGAATCCGGACAACTTCGCCAGCATAGAAGTCGGGGACACTGTGGAGAACGAGGGTGTCGTGCTGAGGAAGCTGCCGACTGGAATCTACGTGTCTGACGGTCAGAAATCCACGGTGTTCCGCCTGTCGGAGGGAAGTGTCGGTTCTCTGACCAGGCAATACGCAGCCAAAAAGGATCTCGAGAAACTTGTCTCGACAACCGATTTTGAAGAAGCCATCGAAAATGTGAAAGGACAGATTCCAAACCGAATTCTCATCAATCCTGCTGATGGCGAAGTAGCGGGATTCTCTGATGCCGAAGCAGTGTATGTCGGAGACCCCATGAAGTGGGGATGCATCCCTCCTGACTTTACGTTGCCGTGGAACGCCTTAGACGACAGCTCAGACCTTTCAACGCCGTTCACGGAATTCCTGATCATATCCGGTCTTGACTCCCTGCCGAGACGCTTCCCGGTTTCTGGTCGATCCATCGGCAGGGATTCGGGTAACATAGTGCTCACGCTGGCTCCTGTGTTTGACCAGGAAGGGAATCTCGTGGTGGGGCATGTTACGGTAATTCCCGGCACATCACTGCGTTTTGAATGGACAACGAGACCATAACGGTTCATGCGTTGAAATGCAAGACCGGAACTGGGAAAATCCTTTAATCAACAAAAAACTTGAAATGAACGTTTCTGAAAACCTCAGATGGACATTCACGGCATTGGGTGCCGTGCTGGCCGCCATCGAACCGGCCATCCCCTATATGGCACTGTGTACTCTTATGATTTTCGCCGACTGTTTTACGGCTTGGTCGCTGTCGAAGCGCGCCCGGAAGGTGCACCCTGACCGCGTCAGCGCGGACGGCCACAAGTTCAACAGCCAGAATTTCGGCAAGGTCTTGAAGACATTGCTTAAATCCTATGCATTGATCATGATGGCCTATCTTATGCAAAGGATGATAACCGACGGGATGCCGGTTGACCTCACCAAGGTCGCTGCCGGAGCGATATGTTTTTGGCAGCTTTGGTCGATTCTAGAAAACGAGTCGAGCTGCAACGGCTCCAAATGGGCCAAGATACTGCAGAGAGTCTTGGTGGACAAGACATCACGGCATTTTGACATAGATCTTTCTGAACTTAACACCCACGACAATGGCTGATTTTGAGAAACTGATACCTTTCATCCTCCATTTCGAGGCCGGGCTGAACAAGAGCCAAATGAAACTCCCCCTGCCGGAGATGTTCGAGACGGCCAAACGCAAGGGCTATTCCAACGACCCTGCCGATGCAGGAGGGGCGACCATGTGCGGCGTTACGATTGCCACATACACCGCTTTCAGGAAATCCAAAGGATTCCAGTCATCATCCGTGGCAGACCTGAAAAACATTTCTCTTCCTGAATGGAAGGAAATCCTTAAGAATATGTTTTGGGACAGGTGGAAGGCGGACAAAATAGACAACCAGGCGTTGGCAAACATACTTGTGGACTTTGTATGGGCTTCGGGGGTGCATGGAATCAAGGTGCCGCAGCGTGTACTCGGCGTGAAGGCCGACGGCATCGTGGGGCCGGCCACCCTCGAGGCTGTCAATGCCGCAAATCCGGCAGATTTCTTCGCCCGGCTGCAGAAGTCCAGAATCGACTTCGTCAACGGAATCGTGAGGCGCAAACCCTCACAGTCCCGGTTCCTGAGAGGATGGGTACGCCGCATATCTTGCATAACATTGAACGGATTCAGATATGACTGACAGTAGGATAGACATCGCAGATTGCGACGACATCCACAGGGTGAACGCCAAAAGCGACTTCGACTTCATCCTGAAGCTCTTCTGCGGATGCGCAAAGGATGGCGGGGAGCCGCAGGAGATTGGCTGGCCGGGGTTCGACTAGACGGCGAGGTTCTGGACGTGGTCCCCGGCCAACGCCTGCACCGTGTCATGTATAGGAGGGGTCTGCACGAACTGCTTCAATGACAACGGACGCATACACGTGGTCTTCGACAACCACCGCCTGACCAAGGGGAGGCTGCGGTGCGACCTCACCGCCGAGCTTCCGAATGCCGTCTACCCCGACGGCTCGCGGCGCGAGGTGCTGCCGCAGCCCGTCGGCATAGAGCTTGTCAGTGACGCGGGCGACTGCGGCTGCGTCGGAGAGACGGAGGTGGAGCTTACGCTTCCGGCAGTGTACCTCACGGCCTACGACCTCGCGGTCCGCAACGGCTACCAAGGCACGCTCGACGAATACGTCGCATACGTGAACCGTTTCCCTTCCGTGGTCGAGACATCCGACGCCGTCATGCGGCTCGTCTCGGACTTCGACACGGGCAAGGCGGCGATTGCCGACGCGCTGACACGGCAGGGGGCGGAGACCGCGCCCGACGAGCCGATGGCCGCGATGGCCGACAAGGTGCTCGGACTGCGGCTGGCAGTCGAGGGACAGCCCGGCATCGTTGACCAGAGCCTCGGAGGGAGGCTCCCTTACACCAACCTGCTGAACCTGCTGCGCAACAACCGGCGGGCTGCCCTGCCGTACTGCTACGCCGTCCGGCACGCGCTGGAGTCGGTGATGCTTGCCGGGGCCGACGCGTACCTCTGCTCAGACGGCTTCTTCTCGGAGGAGGGGGGAGAACACGTGTTCACGGACTTCGTGGACAGGTGGGTCATATACTACTTCCGGAACGCGGACTACCTGCTGACAGCCCCGACACCGTGCCTGGAGGCGGTCGCGCTCAACGGAAGGCCGCAGTTCAGCCTCGCCGAGACTAAAATGGCGTCTTTGCGGAGCTACACCGAGGAGGAATACGGGCTGGAGGCGGGACTCACCTCGATGCGCTCGGCATTGACGGAGATCGTGTTGTCCGGGGTCGTCCGGACGGACATGATCATAGGCACATCAGGCACGAGGTCTTTGTCTTTGCTTGGACTGCAGCAGGTCGGCTCCACACTGATCCGGGAGTCTGATGTAAGGTCGCTGCATCTGCCCTCAATAAAGGATTTGGGTTCAAAGCTGGCTTATGGCCCCAACAGTCTTGAATCCGTCAGTCTGCCCGCCCTTGAGACATTGAGAAGGGACGGCTGCATAATAGAACAATGCAACAACGTCAAAAAGATGGATGTTTCCAAGCTGTCGGAAATTGGCGGCCGTGTGGCCTTCCAATGCGCTGGCCTGACGGAGCTGACGCTGCCGAGCCTGACGACGATATCCGGAGGCTACGTGGCCAGCTCCTGCGCCGCCCTGACGGAGCTGACGCTGCCGAGCCTGACGACGATATCCGGAGGCTCCGTGGTGCCGAGCCTGACGACGTGTGGCTACCCTTACGGAGAGTTCTACATGTTCGGAAGCATGAGAGGCATAAAGGCCGACATGCATGTGCATGTCCCCCGGCTGGAGCGCATGGGATGCTACGTGACCAACAGCAATCTGGACGAATCCGACAAAGACATACACATCCATTTCGGCGCCCCCCAGGGCGGAGTCCTGAACGTACGGGCAAACTACGCGGCATCACACGTCTTCGTGTCCGTCGAGCCGGGATTCCGCTCAAGGCTGGACATAAGCCGGCTGACGGCAATGACCGCCGGAATGCTCCGCGAAATCATCTCCAACCTCGCGGACAACACGGACAACGCGACGATTCCAGTAATCTTCGGCGCAGCCAACCTCGCGAAGCTGACCGAGGAGGACATAGCCGTGGCCACATCGAAGAACTACTCACTATCATAAAACCATAAAACAACGAAGTAAAATGGAATGCAAGACACAGACAGTGGAGATGCGCGTGGTCGAGGCCACGCCCGGACACCTGCTCCACCGCAAGGACGAGCCGCTTGAGACGGCATACTTCACGCCGAAAGTATATCTCGGCACGGGGGACTCGCCGGAAAACTACGTGGAAATCCCCGAAGAGGAGGCGCAGGCCGAGATGCGCCGCCGCGAACGCGAGGCGGCAAAGAGCCGTCCGGAAGAGGAAGACCGGCAGGAGGCCGGAGAACAATGAGGACGCTTCTTCCGGCACTCCCCGTCCTCGCCGCCCTCGTCCTCGCCGGATGCGCACGCACCGTCTACGTGCCGGTGGAGAACACGGTATTGCGCACTGACACGGTGACGCACTATGTCAGCAATACGGATTCCGTGACGGTGATAGAACACGTCTATGAGTCCGACACACGCTATGATTCCGTTGCCCCAATACTTGACTCCTTGAATCGGGTTATTGGATGGGACAGATATCATTTTCGCGAGTCCACGAAAAAGGACAGCCGTGAAATGCAACGTCTGCAATCGCTTGTGGATTCCTTGAAATCGACAAGGGCAGATTCCGTGGAGAAACAAGTCCCTTATCCGGTCGAAAAAACCGTAAAAGTGGAGAGGCCGCTTTCGTGGTTACAGAAGACAATGATTGCGCTGGGATGGGCGTTCGTCGGCTTATGCGTCTTTGGCGCGGCCAAAATGTGGCTCAGGTCGAAAGTCCCGAAAATATAGACCACAAATCTTTCTGCATAAAATAGGATTGTACATTTGATTAATTTTATGTTCCGCCGCCCTGTCCGTGAGGTTCGGGCGGCTTGTCTTTTTTGTCTGCTTGGCAACGGTTTACCTTTGCTATAAAAAAAGTCAGATGACACAACAGGAGGCGGAAGTAATTCTCAAAGTCAATTCCGAACAGACCAGAAAAGAATTTGAAGCTTTGGAGAAGAAATCCGAAGAGCTGCGCAAAAAGTTTGCAGAAGCCTTCAAGAACGGCGATACGAGAGGCATTCGTGAACTTAACCGGGAGCTGACGGCGACAAACAGACAGATGGATAGGTTGCGACTTGAATCTCAGAATATACGAGCCGCAATGTCAAGACTCAACGAGGCTTCGCCGAAAGAATTACAGAGGACAATAAAACTCATAAATACCGAACTGAATTCAGGTCGTGTAAAACGAGGGTCAAAGGAATGGGACTATTACATTGCACAGCTGAGGAAAGCTCGAACTGAACTGGAATCCGTAAGAAATGAAATCGATGGAACCGAGGGAACGCTTTCGAAGCTGAACCGCAAGTTCAACGACTGGAGCGCGTCAATCGCCGCCGGAGCTGCCGCATTCGCGGGGCTTGTCCTATCCGGTAAACAAGCCGTTCAGGCATATGCTGAAATGGAGGCAGAAGAGGCTAACGTCCGTAAATTCACCGGTATGACAGAGGACGAAGTGGAACGGCTCAACGACGCATTCAAGAAGATGGACACGCGCACTTCGCGCGAAGGCCTGAACAAGCTTGCCCAGGAGGCTGGAAGACTCGGGAAATCGTCTCAAGAGGACGTGCGGGGCTTCGTCCGCGCCGCCGACCAGATAAACGTCGCACTCGATGACCTTGGCGAGGGCGCGACGCTCACGCTGTCGAAGCTCACCAACATATTCGGCGACGAGGAACGGCTTGGCACGGAAAGGTCTCTTTTGGCCGTCGGCTCGGTGGTCAACGAGCTTTCACAGAACTGCACCGCTTCGGCGCCGTACCTCACGGAATTCGCGCAACGTATGGCCGGTGTCGGCGCACAGGCCAAGATGACCGTCCCGCAGATAATGTCCTACGCCGCAGTTCTCGACTCACAAGGACAGAATGTGGAGGCATCCGCCACGGCATTGTCGCAGCTGGTGATGAAAATGTACCAGGAACCTGCGAAGATTGCCAAGGCCGCCGGGATGGATGTGGAGAAGTTCTCGGAGATACTGAAACGAGATGCGAACGATGCTTTGATTGAGTTGCTGAAGACACTCAATTCGTATGGCGGCATCGAGTCGCTTGCCACGATCTTCGACGAAATGGGGGCCGACGGGGCGCGGTCTTCCGCCGTCATCGCGGCATTGGCCGGGAATGTGGAGATGCTAACTTGGGAACAGAAGGAGGCAAACAAGGCGTTCAAGGAAGCGACTTCCATCACCAACGAATACAACGTACAGAACTCCACCGTTCAGGCGAAGCTCGACAAGGCCAAGAAGGGGTTCACTGAGGTGGCCGTAGCTCTCGGCCAAAAGCTCACTCCTGTGATGGGTTACGCGATTTCAGGAACGTCCATGCTGATTCGGACGCTAAATGTGCTGATCGGGTTCCTGATTGACAATGCCAAAGCAATCATACCGCTCATTGCGGCGTTCGTGGCTTACAACGTCGCAATAAAGGCTCATATCGTTGCGCAGACCGCAGCGAATGCCGTCACAAAACTGTCATTGGTTCTGACCACCGCAAAAAGAGCCGCAGTGCTTCTGACTTCCGCGGCATACAATGCATTGACCGGCAATATCGGCAGGGCCACGGCAGCGACGAAGCTATTCTCTCTTGCACTGAGGTCCAACCCGATCGGACTTCTGGTCGGAGTCCTCGCTGCGGTGATTGCCGCCGTCTGGAGTTACGTGGAAAGAATCAATGACCAGATCAGGTCGGCAAGAGCGGCAAAAAAAGCCCACGAAGAATACATCAAAAGCCTGACAGACATAGACTCTGCGGCAAATGATTATGCGGCCAATGAGCTTGCGAGACTGAAAGCCTTGTACAAAGCTGCCACAGACGAGGCCAATTCAAAAAAGGAACGGATAAAAGCCTCAAAGGAACTGCAGAAGATTTATCCCACGCAGTTCGCCAACATGTCTGCCGAACAAATCATGCTTGGAAAAGCACGCAAGGCATACGATGACCTGACAGCGTCCATCATAAACAACGCCAAGGCCAAGGCCGCCGCCGAAAAGATTCTGGAGAACGAGAAGAAGATCCTGGAGCTTGAGGAAAAGCGGGGCAAAGCCAGCCAGAAACGCAGGGAGGCCTCAGCGAAGAGGGACAGCATCAGGTCATCCAACAGGCAGACCAATGAACGTGCAGGGAAGTCCGCCTCTACCTTCGCCGGAGCTATTGCGATGGCCGGAGGCGGTTCGCAGGAAGTCTATGCGAACACATCCACCGGGCATTATGACGCGGCTGTAGTCGAGGCGACGAAAGAAATGAACGAACACACCCAAGGAATACGTGATCTGAACAAGGCCAACAAAGAGCTGGCGGACAGATTCAGGTCGAATCCCACCTTCCAGTCCACTCTCGGGACGCAGTCTGCCTCCGCAAATGTTACACCGTCCATTGCTGTGCCCAAGGGCTCTTCCGGGAAGGACGGCAATGCCCAAAGAGAGGTGCAGAAGGAGTCTGAAGAGCAACGCCGCGAGGCCGAACGGGAAGCCCGTGAGGCGTTGAAACGGGAGCTGGAGGAGAAAGAAGCTGCAAAAAATAAGGAGGAAGCCCAGAACTACATAGCTTACAGAACCGGCCTTAAAGATTATCTGAAATTCGCCGAAGACAAGGAGAAGATCGACCGCGACTATCTCGAAGGATGCAAAAAGATCCTTCAGGAGCGCGGCAAGGAGGAGTCGGTCGAATATGCCCGGATTCTCAAAAAGGAGGAGGAACTGAACAACGCCATCGAGGAGCGCAAGCGCAAAGCGTCCCTTTCGGAACTTGACCGCGGCCACGCATCCGAGGAGAATGCCGCGACAACGGATTACTTCGACCCGGACAGCGAATTCTTCCAGAACGACATCAAGCTCAAAGACCGGTTGCTGGCCAATGACATAGAGTATCTGAAGAAGAAGCAGAACCTTTATGCCGAGAATTCAGACGAGTGGAACGAGATTCAGGCGCAGATTGACGAACGCGGACGGCAGAATCAGCTTGAGAAGCAGAAGGAGCTGGCCGAACGTTACCTCCAATTCCAGGAGGAATACGGCAAAGCGTCGGGCGGACGACGGGAACAGATGGAGCTGGCCATCCTTGACCAGCTGCTGAAAGAGAAGCTGATCAAGGAGGAGGATTACCAGAAGGCTGTCCGCAAGGTCAAGGACAAGTACATAGAAGAAGACGAAAAGAAGCTCGACAGGGTTGAATCCGAACATGCGGAGCTTGTGGAGAATGTGTATGACTCCTTCACAAAACTCTTCAACGAACTTGGAGAGGCCGGAACAGATTTTTGGAACAATCTGACAGAAGCGTCTCAGGCGGCCTTTGCCCTAATGTCTGCAATGCTCGCACAATATTCGGCCTACTCCAACGCGGAGCGTGACGTGGAAATCAACAAAATCGAAAAGCGTTATACCCGGGAAATCGCAGCAGCCGGAAAAAACACGAAGAAGAAGGAGCGGCTGGAGAAACAGAAAGAGGCGGAAGTCGCAAAGGTCAAGAAGCAGTACAACGACCGGGCGATGAAGGTCGAGATGGCGCAGGCTGTGGCACAGACGGCCATGGCGGCGATTGCGGCATACGCATCAGGATCAAAAGTCAACGTATGGCTCGGTCCTGTAGCGGCGGCCTTGGCCACGGCTGCCGGACTCGCCCAAATTGCCATCATAAAGAAGCAGCATGAGGCGGAAGCCGCCGGATTCTACTCAGGAGGTTTCACGACCCGCCATCCGGACAACCGGAAGGAGGTCGGAGTGGTGCATGCCAACGAATTCGTGGCAAACCATCAGGCAGTCGCGAATCCGGCTTTGTCGCCGGTGCTCCGGCTCATCGACCATGCCCAGAAGAACAATACCGTAGGTTCCCTCACAGCGGATGACGTGTCCCGCGCAATTGGCAGAAATTCCGGGGTGGGTCCGGGAGGGGCGACACCGGGAACCAACCACCCCGCGGAAGCATTCGCCGTAACTGCGGCGTTGATGGCGGAAATGACCGCCAAGGTTGACGATGCGGTCTCCCGTCTGTCCCGCACCCTTGATTCCGGCATCGAGGCGTATATGGTGATGGACGGCGAGAACGGCTTCCATTCAAAATACAGGAGATATCTTAAACTGACAGACAATCCCAAAAGATGACACAGCTTTTTCTTGACGGGCAGGAGGTGGTTCCTGATGCAAAGTCCACAATCAAGTTCATAAGGGAGAACCCTTTCTTCAAGAAATCATCGACCTACACCTACGAGGTGGAGCTGCCGATTGGAATTGACCGCAACCACAGATTCTTCGGCAACATAAACCGCATCGACGTTGCCAAGGAGAAGACTGTCTACGAAGCGCGGCTGGTGGTTGACAACATCACCGTCCTTTGCGGCATCGGGCACATCACGACCGTAACGGAGACATCGGTGAAGGTGCAGCTCCTCGGAAACGAGGCCTCATACAATTTCCGCAACAAGTTCGACAATCTCTTCATCGACGAGCTTGACCTTGGAGACTGGTTCTGGACAACTTGGCCTGACGGTTCTTTCTACGCAAGAAACGGTTGGGGTTACTATCCAAAA